TTTCCTCCAATTTCATATTTAACGATTGGATTTTCAACTTTCATGGGTATATCACTATACAAATATGTTCCTGTCCACTCTATATACTTTCCATCATTTGTGAAAAAGAATATACCCATGTTATCGTTTTCTCCATAGCTTCCATCTACATCAGGTAACCAATCATTTGTACGATCACCCCGTGAATAATATTCGCTATCTGGGGTTAAGAAAGAATTTAAAGAAGATACTTTACCATCTACTGTGAATGATCCTACTATTCCTCCATTTTCAGTAAATAAGACTATGTATCCAAATGGTTTTACAACTGGACAAGGTAGGTTAACAGCTTTTTCTCTTTGCCCATTTACCCAATAAGTTCTACGAATTAGATTATATCTTTCTAAACTGTAATCAATATCATTTGGAGTGGGCTGATTTTCTGCTAACTTACTTCCTAGTCTTGCAGTTGAACGAATATCCTTGTCTGTTCCAAATTCTTCACAACCTACAAATAACACAATTAACCATAATCCCATTAATATTTTTTTCATTTATCTCACCTCTGTTATTATATTTTCTAAGATTTCTAGCTTCATACCCTCTGAAGAATATAGCTCTTGCATATACTTAGAAAATTCAACTTTCTTTGCTTCTAACTCATCTTCAGTCATACATTTTTCTTTAAATATGTGACTATTTATAATTCTTACTTGGTTTCCTTCTCTCACTCTTAATTCTTGTAAGTACTCAACCATTGTTTATCCCTCCAGCACCCATTTTAATAAACTTATTTTCTTTTCTGCTTCAAAAATAAGAGTCTCATAATCGCTTTTCTCTGCCCAATCTTTGCTATTTTCTATTATGTTTTTAAATTCAATTATATCATTTTCTAACTCTCTAATTTTTTGATAAATTTCTTCTTGTGTTTTCATTAATTCCGTCTCCTCACACTTCATTAACGTAACTAGGTATTTTATAAAAACCCTCAATATTTTCAAAAGCTTCAGCCATTTCAGAATCATAATCATAAAAATCATCATCATCATCTAAATCAATATTTTTTTCTTTTGCTTCAGCTATTTTTAATAAATCAAGTAATTGTGTATAAGGATTTTCTTCTCCTCCAAATTCATTATCCATTATAAAATAATAATCTCCTAAAAATGCTCCACACTTCTCAAAACATTCTTTTGAATTTGGATATTTTTTTATAAATTCATCTATATCTTTTTTATTATAATTTTTTACATCTACTGTCATACTCATACTAATTCCACTCCTTATTTAACCTCTTATTAATAATATCTATATTTTTTTCTATCAACTCAATTCCTATTCCATGCATTCCTAATTCTTTAGCAACAATTAAAGTGGTTCCACTTCCCAAAAATATATCTAAAACAACACCATTACCTGGACAACCTGCAGATATACATCTTTTAGCAAGCTCCTTTGGAAAAGTTGAAAAATGAGCTTCTTTTATCCCAACAGTTCCAATACTCCAAACTGTCCTCATGTTTCTACCTTTTTCATTCACAATATTTATCCATTCTTTACCTTCTCTCATTCCACATTTACTTTTACCTGCTTCTAAATATTTATGGGAGTTAGGTATTTTTCCATCTTTAAAAGAGTTTAAAGTTTTATCTGCATAAGGTTCATACAGTTTATTGAAATAATATTTTTCTTTTTTAGTAAAAAAGAATACTTCCTCATAATCGTTAGTAAATCTATCTTTTACACTTTCTGGCATTACATTTGTTTTTTGCCAGATAATTTTATTTCTAAGAATCCAACCTCTATTAATCATCTCTATCATGAACATTGCTGGTATTCCAACAAGACTTTTCTTTTTGGCCATACATTTTGTTTTCTTTAAAATTTTATCTTTAACATCTTTATAAAAACCTCTTCTTCCTAATGTACTAATGCTATTACTGTGGCTATAGCTATCTCCTAAATTTACAAATAAGGTTCCTGTATCTTTGAGAACTCTATGACATTCATCAAAAATATTACAAAGATTTTGAATGAATTCTGCAGGTGTTTCTTCTAAACCTAATTGTCTATTATCACCATAATCTCTTAATCTCCAATATGGAGGAGAAGTGACTATACAATCTATAGAATTAGATTTTATTTTTTTTATTTCTTCTCTTACATCTCCATGCATTATTTCCATTTATTTTTCCTCTCAATCAGCTACTCTTTTAAGTTCTTCTAGTCTTCTATATCTTATATGTTCATCACAACCACAAAAATATTTTATAACTTCCTCCTCCTCTTGAGTTCCATCTATAGCATATCCATTTTTATCTATATCAACTAATCCTGTATAGTATCCTTGAATTTTTTCGCCACACTTTTTACATATCCACATTTTTAGCCTCCGTTTTTAATCATTTAGACCTTTCCATTCTTCCGTTTCTTCATCTGTTTTTAAAACTTTATAACCTGTTTCAATAGTTTCCCACAACCATTCTTTAAATAAATCATCTAGTTTATTTTCATCTTCTATAATTTCTTTTGCTTCTTCTTCTGAATAACCATAATCATTAACTAAATCTATAACTTCTGCTGTTGTACTAAAAGCATTAGCATTACTATTTACTAAAAACCCAACTTTATATTTACTCATTATTCATCTCCTCCAGTCTTACAACACTATCATCAACTTCTCTCAGCCACATAATTTTAAAATCTTCAAAAGTCTTAACTACATCTGTAATCATAGACTTTAAAACTACTCCAATCATATTTTTTTTGTGAAAGTTAATTGTTCCAAACATCATTATCACTAGAAACATTGTTCTAAGAAGTTCCAGGTTATCTCCTTGTTCTTTGTGCTCACATTCTGCAAATACTTCATCTAAAACTTTTAGTATTTATTTATCTACAATCTTATCTGAAGCTTTTATAGTCCTAGTTAGTATAGCTTTGTAATATCTATTTAGAACCATACCCTCTTTATCCCAAAGTTCTCTATTAATTTTCAAGTACTTGTTTATTAAGTACATAAGTGTAATTCCTTGCATATCTCCATCTTTGTGAGTAACTCTTATTTTTTGCATAGCTCCTCCAACAAATATCCTAGATATTCATAAGCTTTTTGATAATCTTCAATTCCATTTTTCTTTCTTGCTCTCATAACATATTTTAAAACATTTCCAACACAAACAGCTTCAGAACCTTTCATGTCTTTTACAACTTCAAAAATAACATCTTTTACTTCAATCCCTAAATCACCAAGCATATAATGTTTTGGTGATTTTACATTATCTATTTCAGAAGTTTCAAGAGTTTCTTGAGTCCCGTTTTCAATAATTTTTAATATTCTATTTTTAAGTCTTTCACTAGCTTCAACTTTTCCGGATTCTAAATGTGAGAGATAAGGTTGTGTGACTTCTAATTTTTTAGCAAATTCCTTTTGGTCTATATTATTATTTACTCTATATTCTTTTACTCTTTTTCCTAAACTCATTTTTTATCCTCCTCAACAGCTAATATATTTCCATAAATTTTAAAATTTACATTATCTCTTGCACAGATATAATTGACTAATTTTTTTGTTAATTCATCAACAGTTTTATCTTCAATTCTTACCACTTCTCCATTTTGTTCAAAAAATACTCCATCTTTATTAATTTTTATATTCAGCATCAATTCCTTCTAAACAAGCCTTTAACATCATATAAGCATCTGCAACATCATCACTATCTGCTATTTTTCCTGTAAATTCATTGAATTTATTCATCATAAATTCTTTTTGTTCTTTTCTCTCAAGTGGCAAATTATCAAATTTATTTTTCCAAAACACTGCTGGGACTAATAATAAACCTATATTTAATTTTTTTAGATTATATGTAAGCATTCCTCTTATTTCAGATAAAATAGATATTATACTAGAATTCAATCCTAAATATGTGTCCTCAACAATAACTAAATCTATTGCTGCGCCTTTTATCTTTTTTGAAGTTTCCAATACTTTTACTATTTCATTAATAATCAAATATCCTCTTTCTCTAAAATCTTCTAAATCAGCTTTTATAGTTTTCCATCTCACTATTTTCCCTTTAAAAGAATAGGCAATACCAACCGATCTAGTAGCTAAATCTATGCTTAGTACATTTATTTGATTTATATTAGAAGGAATATGAACTTGATTTCTAGGTTGTTTCACTTTTCTTTTAATTTTAGTTCAGTTTGAATTCTCTTCATTTTCTTTCTTTGAACTATATCTATGCAGGTTCCTTTTCTAATTTGATTGAGAGTAGCCATTTGAATATTCTTAGTTTCAATAAACTCAATATCATAGCAGTAATTAGTTTTTTCTTTAAACAGATACTTAATAACATAAAATTCTTCATCGTTTTTATTTTTAAATCTTTTTTCTACTATCTCATTGACATCTATTTTCTTTCCCATATTTTTACTCCATTTTTATTTATATAAAGCTTCTTCATTTTTTCTATAAATTTTATATAAATTCCTTAAATACTCTTGTGCTTGTGGTTTTAAGTGTTCAAAATGCCATTTATGTTTTTTTACTAAATTTAATAATTCTTGAGAAGAATTTGCAGATAAACACATATACCAAAACTCTATTATTTGCATATTTTCCTTTCTATACCAATATTTTATTTAATATATACTATATTAGTATAATTTCTTTATATATATATAATTTAGGTTACCGTTCTAATTA